AAATGTTGTAACCTGCTTTCCTTAAAGCGTCTAATTCCGATTGTCTTCCACTTTCCGCATACATTTGCGCTGTTGTTTTCCCCTCGGTTGAATAAGGAGTAAAGGCCGATGAGCCTGCCGTCATTGCTTTTCTTTGTTGTTCTGCTGTAAATTCGCCTACCTGAGCCCCATATTTTGCCTGCTCAACTTGCATTTTTCTCATCGCCATTTGTTCGGCTTCCTGCTGATGGGTGCGCCCTAATTGTTGTTTTTCCTTAGCATAGCCTGTTTCAACTTCTTCTGTTCCAAACTCTTTTTCTTTAATTAAACCTGTTTCTCTCTCTTGGAGTGCCCTGTCTATTGCTTCTTTTCTTATCGCTTGGCTTTCTTTCAATCTTCCCGCTTCCGTTCCTGCCAAACCGCCACCCTCGCCAGCTTTAAGTTGCGCTTCAGTTACCCCACCGGCTAATCCTCTTTGATTTAAACCAGTAATCTGTTGTTCTTGCTCTTGAGGGTAGGTAATTGCCATTTCCCTAGCTTTAAGTTCCCGTTCGCTAGCTGTTTCCCTCATGCCGGATGTATAGGTAAATGCCAGTCTTTCTTTGGCTAATTTTAAGTCGCCGCCAGCATACTCAAGCATCTTCTCATAGTAAGGTCTTAACGCCTGAAAAGACGCTTTTTCCTGAGCTTGATAGTCAAAATTCCATTTAGGATAATCTGCCATATTTTAAACAAAATTAAATAAAAATGAACCTCCACATTGGATAACCGAGGTATAAGTAACTGTTAAACTAATAGAGGTAAGTGTTCCATAGTCTTGTCCTGCATCAGCAATTTGGTGGTTTAGCATATCATGCCCTTCTCTTATCGCTAAAAGAGTATTGCCAGCAACATTAACCCATCCTCTGCCCGTAGCATTGAAAGTAAAAGTAACAGAACCAGTTCCACCAGTAAGGTCATAAGTGTCTGAACCTGCTGTCGCACCAGCATTATTAAAATCAGCCGTAGTTAAAGTTGTAGCTGAGGCCTGTGTGCTTTCTACTATTACTACATAATCATCCCCGTCATTATCACCATCAATTACAGTTATTGATGCTTGTAGGGTAACAGCACTAATTATTGCGTCATCAGGTAAAGCACTTGTGTCAAATGACATAAATCCTCTGTCTATATACCATTCAGTTGGGCCAACATTTGATCTTGAATTACCAGCCACATTGGTGGTGCTAACAGAATCTCCAGTTGTCGCCCCTCTAACATTAGCCCAGCTACTGTCTGCATTAAGTACTGTTCCAGAACCAGAACCAAAGGCTCTAGGACTAAATGTTTTTTGAAACATTTTATTCTCCTCTTATCCCAAATTCTGTCCTATAATAAAACCATCATAGTTTCCGCTTGATGTACAAATCAGTCCCAAAACATCTATTTTACTGGCCGTTGTTGTTAAGGTAGGAGCGGTGCTTTCCTGCCATTTAATAGTTGAAAACCAAGTTACTGTCCTCGAACCAGTACCATCTTGAATCAAGCGGATAATAAAACACTGGCCTACCGATACATTAGACAAAGCCAGGGTTCTATTGCCCCCCAGTGTAACTTCGTGAATATTGCCTTTTGATAAATCAAAGGTTACTGTCGCCCCATCTGTCGCTGTAGTAATAGTTTGAATAGTTTTGGCAAAGGTCTTAGCTCCGGTAACAGTATCCGTGCTGCTTAATGTCATTGCCGTCCCAGAAATTTTACTGGCCGCAATGGCAGCAGCGGTAGCAATATCGGCATTTAATACATTTCCCGTTAGGTTAAGTTTTGAATAGGCAATGGCTGCTGCCGCAGCAACCTGAGCATTAGCAATACTATTTACGCCCGCAATGACTTCATCTCTGTCGTCATTGTAATTATCGGCAGTCATTGAATCGCCGTCAGCGTATGTCCTGGTTTTACTTACCTGTGCCATAATTCACCCCCTTACGCTTCATTAGAAGCCCTCAAGCCTTTTGGCTTATATAACAATTGATATTCTCTGATGTTAACGGTATCCGTAGTGGTATTGTTGGAAAATTTATATTGCATTTTGTAGCTTATGCCACCGGCACTGTCTATTCTTTCCCTGACAATGCTTGCCGTCCCAAACCTGCTTGTCCCAAAAGTAACAGGAAAAACAGAACCAGAACCCGTCAGGGTTAAATCATCCAAATCATTAAAGCCGAAGCCATCCCTTGAATAATCAATATCTAAGGAAGCGGCACTATCTACATCGCAGGCAATATACATATATTTCCACTTGCATTTCGACTCAGGGAAAGGGTTATACATTCGGCTTTTAAATTGCATATCAATAGCTGTCCCATTATCAGAGGTAGAACTATCTAAAACATAGGTTTTTGTATGAGCCGAACCATCCCCAAAATAGATTTTGTTATTGGAAACCAAAGAAGACTGTGTCCAACAGGAAGCGTTAATACCCGTGAACCTTACCCACCCTTTAGTTAGTGTGTCATAAACCAAAACCAAGTTATTGTAAGTACCGGTATCGGTAACCGCCCACCATATTTTCCGGCCGTCAAAAATACCGGCGCAATTACCAAGCTGGCTTTTGGCAATATCATCCATCGTTCCCTCAATCGCTTCGGAAATAATGCCGCCCGCCACAATAGCTCCATATCTTGTCCGCTGGATGCTTCTAAATTGAGGAATATTACCGGAAAAATCGAGAAAGTAAATATCGTTCCCTGTTTCTATAATCGACTGTCTTGATTGAGCCCCCATACCGCTGGCCCTTTCTCCCATATCGGCCACTGTAAAATCAGAAGCCCCAAAACCAGTTAAAGCCCAAACTCTGTTTTTCTTAAAGATAAAAAGTTCGTCTTTTAAAACTGCCAAACCAACCGCAATATCACCATCATTAGGGTTAATATCAATATAGTCATCCACATCATAAGTATCGGGGTCATTAAGATTAGACCAGTAAAGCCTTCCTGCGGCGGTTAAAACAAACATATAGTTATGAAACCACTTGCCATCAATGCCTTTGGGAAAAGAAGCTGCGGTTGAGGTTGTTGTCCCATTGGCGCTTTTTAAAACAGTATCGGTATCGTTGATAATATAACCGGCGTTGTTGGCGGTGATAAAAATATGTTCTTTACCCGCCGTTTGTTCGTCAGCATCAGTTACAGTAGTCCAATTACCCGTACCGCTCCAGTATTCTATAATTGCATAGTCGCCATCAGCGTCATCCCTCGCCCTCCATAAATATTCACTAGCGCCAGGCTTAACTGAACCTAAAGATAAAATTGGTTTTGTTACAGCCGAAGTATTGCCCGCCAAAGAATAGCCGGTTCTTTTTTGAATTAGTTGATTATCAACCCAGCAATTTAAAGCATCGGCGCAATAACCTTCAGGCAAAAGTTCAGGTTTTGTTCTATCGTTATAGCCTTTTGAAAAGTCTGTCTCCCTAATAGCTTTTAAGTTTTGCAATTATTTTTCTTAGAAGGTTTGTTTAATTTTAATAACCGCCGCTAAAATCCAAATCCAATCCCACCACGTCAGTAACACTTTTAATGTCATCCGCTTTCCTGTCCTCAAGTTGCTGTTTCATTTTTTCCAATCCCGCCTCAAATTCCAGCCTGTATCTTGCCGCCGCCGCTTCTTCCTGCTGCCCTTTTCTTAACAAATCGGCCGCCGCGCCCAAAGGAATTAAGCGGCAATATCTGTCAGGATAGGGAATGTCGGGCTCATCGGTTGTTGCCGATAAATCCACAGGAAAATAAACATACCAGAGTTTAATTGCGTCAGTGCCGGTTTCGTCAGGGATTGGGATAAAACCTAACTTTATGTGAGAACCATGTCCATGAAGATAATAGCCAGGGTTTCGTTTTGTGGTAATGCCGATTGTAGTATTGCCTAAATCCCTTTTAACATCATCCGAGGTAATCGGCAAGGCCTTTGAAGGCGAGGAATTGGAGTTACTGGTATCATAATTAATCTCCACCCGTCTTACCTTAAAAAAGTCTGTCGGAAAACCCTCGTCCTCGCCATATTCCTGTTTATCTTCTTCACTATCAAACTCAGCGGGTGTTCCCACATAATAGTCCTCATAAACTTCAATGATGGCGGTAACTACTTCGTGATAAATATAGTTAATCCCCTCGTCAACTTGAGCCACTGACCAATCGGCGGCAATGATTTCGTCAAGATATACTCTTGTACTACTCCTTAAATCTGATAAAGCCTTAGCCATTCATTCATCTGTAGAAGGTTTAAAGGTTTTATAAACACTACTGTTCTTTTAAACAAAATCATATTGCCGTTCTTGTTCCTGCTACAGTACGAGTTCCCGATACTGTTCTTGTTCCAGAGGTAGTTCTTGCTGGAATTGACCTTGCCCTACCCGTTGGAGTATGTTGATATAAATAATTCCATAAGTGTCTATAACTTCCATCAGTTTTTAAAGCTCCAAATCCTTCAGCACCACCACTATCTCCATCATAATAAGCAAAATATATTGCTCTATTTATTCCCTTTACTCTGAAATATTCAATCATCTGTGACAATCCTATCCCCTGACAATACTCACTGGTGGAATAAGAATCCAAAGAAACCCATGATACATTAAATTCCGATATATAGATTTCGTCTACTCCAAAAGCAGTTACAAGGTCGGATATTAAAGTTTTCCAGTTATTATCAAATGGAGCAGTTCCACCCTGATAAATATTTGTTGCCAAAATATCTAAATCCCCTTTACCTGCAGAAATCCAATCAGATATAGAATTATCATGGCAAGTATAACTAACATTTCCATTAGTAAAAATTGCTTGTACTTCTGTAGCAACCGTCTTAAGATTGGTAATCAACTGAGCATCTGTTAGAGTATCGTCATCATTATGAGCTTCTTCTTCGTTGCCTAATTGGAACTCATACACTCCATTATCTTGTGCCCATTGAGCAGCATCCAAAACAGCAACTCTAAAGTCCGACCAGTTGGTAGAAGTTAGTGTGGTATCACTTGATGATACTCCCCAAATTACATTTGCACCCATTGCTATTGCTCTAATTACCGCTGCTTTTGAAATAGTTAATTGAGGTGCATCATCCCAATCTGGAATATCTATACGCAAATAATTTATTCCAACTCTTAAAAGATAATCCACCCATTGGTCAAATATGTCAGTATTGCTAAGTGAAAATAATGTCATTCCTATACCAGAAAATGGGACAATAGATGGAGCAACATAAACACCAATTTCCGTTCCATCATCATTTGAAGCAAAGTCGTCAAGGTAGAAAGTGCCTGAAGTATCTAAAGCATCTTCAAAACCAGCACTTTCACCAAATATAATACTTCCTATATCCTCAGTATCATTATCTATACTACTTACAGTTTGTTTCAATACTCCATCAATCCAAAGAGTAAAAGTACCATCATTATTTCCTGCACCAGTAGCAACAGTCCAATCAACTTCTATATAATGAGGTGCATCAGTTATTGTCTGCCAACTTGTACCTTTACTATAATCTCCAGCATCGGTTCTATCAACTACCCTAATTTGAAAACTGCTACCATTCCAGTTTAATTTTGCTAGTAATGGAGTATTTGTGTCAGCTTGATTTTTACATTTAAAAATATCAAAGTTCTGGTCTTCAACCATTGATAAAGAATTGGGGTCTAAATAGAACCTAAATCTATATCTTGTTTCTGCATTGGGAGTATTATCATAAATATAAATATTATCTGGAGGACTTACTGTAAATGCCAATCCATAAACACCATTAAGTTTAGAAGCCTCTGTTACATCCAAACTTCCACCATCAACTACACTTTCATCCCAAATATACAAATTACCAGCTTCAAAACCATCTGCGAATAAATTAGCCATATATTTTAAAAAACCCAGTAGTGCCAGTTTTATCTGCTGCTACTGGAATAAAATTAAATAATTATTATCTGTAAATATAACTACATTGGATAGCGGTTGTTTGGTCTACACAGATGCCAGTAGCAAAACTTGCATTTACGGGAATATATTTAGGAAACCCGTCAATATTTGTGGCTGCTTCTGTAATAAAAACTTTAACATTTCCATCCCCGTCTGAGGCGTGGTCTGAAACTTCTATCGTTCCATTGGCTATCCAAGCCCCAACTATAATCCCATAAAGAAAACCCGCGCTTGCTTTGATTACTACATTGGCTGCCGCCCCTGCTTGATATGCAATAGTTCCTCTTACTTCTGTTTTTAAAACATCATTTGTTAAATCTTCACCGGCAATTTGGGTGGCAAGAGTCGCTTTGAGATTTCCATTGACATCTAATTCTAAATCTCCTCTATCGCCATCGCCCAAAGTTGGAGCCGAAGAATTGTATTTTCCGCCTACTTTAACGGGATTGCCAGAGTCGGCGGCATTGGCAGCCACTCCTCCACCTGTAAGCGCGGTGACTGTTGCCGTGATAGCACCAGCGTTTGATAAGATATTAGACATATTTCACCTCCTTATTTATTACCAATAATTTCAGCCACAGGCGTTCCTGAGGCTGCCCTTAAAGCAAAAGGTTCTAAATTTGATGTTAAAATATCAAGTGTTAATGACGAACCTGCGGGGATTGTAAAATACTCACTATCACCCCCGCTTCTCCGAAGATATAAGTCCACGGAAGTCCGGCATTTTATAATCAACGAATTGACCTTTTCATTAAGAACTATCTGGGTATCACTTGTGCTTAAAGTAAAATTCCAAATTCTAAAATCTTGTCCGCTGGAAACTAGTGTTGGCATTTTTCACCCCCTATTCGTTCTGAAATTTTGTTATTTCAGGTAACTTTAAAATTTTTAAACAACCATCATTGTATTCTTGACGGTTTAAGTCCGGACACCTTAGATGTCCGCACTCAAGACCTTCAAGCTGATGGATTTGAAAACCATGTTTTCTTAGTTTGATACCGAAAAAGATATCATGCCCGCCGTATTTCATCGGTATGTCAAGCACCTCTCCTGTTTTGGCATCCAACGATTTGTCGGTTTCAAACCAGGGTTTTGGTATAGTTTCAAAAACTTCTCTTTTAATTAAGGTGCAACCAAGTCCGCAATGCTGGATAATGCCATTGACTTTTTTAATCGTTGACCAGCCGCCTTGAACCGGATAATCAACACAAACTACATCCTTGTCCATTTCAACCATTCTTTTTAAAGTGCCTTCCGGAATTACATTGTCTTCTTCAATAAAAAGGAAAAAGTTGCAATCGGTTTTCAAAGCCCGACTGACTGCTTTATTCTGGGCATCAGGGATTGGCAAACCGACAATAACAAGCGGTTCGTATTCAAAACCTTTTAGGTTGTTAAAGAGCGACTTTATTGTTTCTCCAAATATCAAGCCTCTGGTGGGTAGCAAAATAGCGATTTTATTTGTTCCGTTCATGAAACCTTTGCTTTTCCAGCCTTTTTTTTAAAAGCCTTTTGCCAACTTCGCCCTGGTAAACCTTGCCGTCAGGCCCTAAAGTCCTTGACTTGATTGTTCTAAAACTCTCAGGCTTCACGCCAACATCGGCATAACCGCCTTTTTTGTATGTTTCTTCGTTAATACCTTCCATAAACTCTGGAATAGAGGAGGAAGACAAGGTTGAACACTAGGCCTTCCTCCCCATTTCCCTAAGAAATGTCAACTCCTTATTTCAACTCCATGGTCCGCACGCAATACCGCCACCCCATAAATTTCGTCAATCGTAACCAAGAAAGCTAAATCTTTTGGAATATAGTTTCCTTGAGTTCTGGGTGCCATTTGCATTGCCAAAGCGAAAGCCTCTTTGTGGAATAAGACATTATGAGTTTGTCTCGGCGTTCCTGTAGTTGTCGGAACCTGGTTGGTGTAATAAGTCGGCACACCATAAATATCTCCAATCAAAAAGCGGCTGTTTGGCCCTTTGCGAACAACAGTCGGCTGGTCGTATTGACCCATATAATCAGCTTTAACAAACTTATCCAGTTTGAATAAGGCCGTCATTTGGGAAGGAGCAACCACAAAAGCCCTGTCTTCTATAGGAGCATCAGCCTCGTTTAAAGTCTGAATAGCCTTTAGAATAGTCGCATCAGTAATATCAACACCATAAGTGCCAACATCAGTTGAGGTTAAGGAACTGTATAAAGCCAAAAGGGCGGTATCAACAACTTTCGCTATTGCGTAACCGGCCGACTTGGTATAAATCTCCCTTAACTGATACTGAGATTGGACTTTAACAATGTCTTCTACTCAATTTGTTATCGCAAGTTTTCTATTTCTTGCTTCTTACTATTCCTAGTAAGTTCTGGTCATGTCATCACTTTCGTGGCGGGTGCTTATGGGGTTTATTGCTTCCTTGCTCACCCCCTGACCGACGCACCTTTTTGCTACTTTTACAGGATTAGCAAACTGGGCTCAACGTTGCCCACTTATTTCAGTTGGGGTTTTCATTGAGTTCGCCCGCTTATTCAATTAAGCTAACGAGTTTTGTTATGAATAATATAGTGGCATGAAGGATGAAAAGTAAGACCGTTTTCTATTTGATAAAAGTAGTCATCGTCAATCCTAAATTTATTAGGATTATTTTTAATTAAATCAGCTAAACTTTTGATGTGATGGGCAATCAATTTTCCTCCTCGTTTCTTGCAATGTTGGCAAGTCCAATTATCCCTTTTAAAAACCTTTTGTTGCCATTCATAGTATTTTTGGCTTGTCCTTATCCGTCTTGCTTTAGGTGTAATCCCACCCTTCCATTTTCCGTTTTTCTTTCCTTTTCTATCTTTAGCTGTGCAACTTTGTGAACAATACTTTCTTTTTTCCGATGGTCTTGACATAACTTTTTTGCCACAAACCTTGCATTTAATATAATATCTTTTAGTTAAACATTTCTTGCTACAATATTTTCCTCTTGGCGACCTATATTTATTATCAATTTCACTTAACTTTACTTTGAATTTTTTCCCACAAGTTATACAAGTAAATATCCGAGAATATTTTCTTGTCTTGTCAGCCTCAAAGCATTTTCGTGAACAATATTTTTTTTGTAGCCAAATAGGTTTTATTAAAGGTTTATGACAAAAAGCACATCTTCTCATGCTTTAATCATAACAACATTCTTTATATTTGTAAATGTGCAAACGAGTTCTTCAATGAATCCCTTTCATTCTCTGAACTCCACTCGTTAACTTAAAGGTCGAAATAGTCTTTAGACTCTCGAAGGAACACTCCTTATGTACATTGATACTGATGGTGCTTTCTGTTTCTGTCGGGACGTTTAAGGTAACTTCGGAATTGGCCTCCTTATCATTGGCTTCCAACTCGGAGACATTTGGTA